ATTCCAACATAGAATAACTTGTAAGTTTAAGACCTTCTGGACTTAAAATAACAGGTTTACAATTTACATAATGCTCACTAATCTCACCAGAAGAAAGTTTAAACTCACCTCTACGATAAGATTTCTCTCTTAGCATTTTAAGAAGTTCTTCTTTCACTTTTCTCTATTCTCCAAATATTGAATCAATAAACCCATCCATATAAACCCTATAATAAGGACAGAAATTTCTATAACAGGAAGTGGTATCATTTGAATTCACACTCCACCATAATTTCTGTAAGGCAAGCAAGCATATTTATTTCTTGATCCGCCACAAACGCCATTTGATACTGATACTTAGCAAGAGTAAGAACAGCAGCAGGAATGCTATTCGGAACCATGGAATCATAACAAGCATCGTAAATACGACGCAAAAGTACAGAAGTATCATTGTCCAAATTATTGACGACCCACTTACGTACTTCGGGAAAATTTTTCTCCTTGAGTGTTTTGATGAGGTCATTTACTTTTACATCACTAAAGTGTGCTAGAATACCACTATCTATCTTTCCACTAACAGAATACCTCTGACACTCATTTAAGACCCTTCTCCAATCTGGAAAGTGTTTGTTAATGAGCTCCGCCAAGACCTTCTTTTCAGCCTCGCACCTTTCCTGGTCCAAGATAGAGTTAAGTCTGGTGAAGAAAGAAGCCTTAATCTCCGTAGTTTCTTTACCCTTGATATTAAAATCGATGACCGCACAACGGGAATGGAGAGGCTCGATGATTTTATTTTTATAATTGCAGGTGAAGATGAACCGGCAATTTTGCGAGAATTCTTCAATTGAAGCCCTAAGCAACAATTGGACATCCGGCGTGGTATTATCTGCCTCGTCAATGATAATGACTTTGTGTTTGGCTTCCGATGAGAGGGATACTGTTGAGGCAAAGTTTTTTGCGTTGTTTCTAACTGTATCAAGGAATCTTCCTTCATCCGATCCGTTGATGACATAAACATCTACTCCTAATTGGGCACAAAGTGCCTTTGCCACTGTTGTCTTCCCACACCCAGCAGGTCCAGAAAGAAGAAGATTAGGCACTTCACCTTTATTTAGAAATTCTCTAAAGGTTTTCTTTATATTCTCTGGAAGAATACAATCTTCAATAGTCTTGGGTCGATACTTTTCGACCCAAAGGAATTCATCCCTCATAATCACTCAAATGTAGAATCAGGTTCTAATGCAATAAAATATGTCAAATTATGATTCTTACTTGTAAATCTTGATAGAAGTTTTTGTGATACAACCACATCATAAGTTCCTGGAAGGATCTTAATATTCTCTACCTTAAAGTTAAAGGTAAATGCAGATTCTGTTTCACCAACAATAATAGAGAAGATGTTTGATGTTTCATTCTTCTTATCGCGAACAACCAACTTAACAACACCATCTTCACCAACAACAGACAAGTCTGGAAGTTGATATAGATTTGCTGCTTTAAGCAACTTGTTCAATTGATCCGTACCAAGATCAAAAGTTACATCCTCACTAGGAAGTTCAATTGCTTTATCTGGTGGAGTAATAATAACATTAGGATCAGCAAAGAAGAACTTGGAACGCATCCGTCCTTCTTTGATTACCACGTACCCATCATTTTGAAAATCAAACTCTGGGCTTTTGTAAAGAACATCAATACCATTAAGGAATTGATTAAGATCATAGATACCAAAATCCTTTGGTAATTCCTCTTCAATAGTAGCCTCTGCAAGAATATTCTTCATTACACTAATAGTGCGAAGATTATTTCCTTGCTTGAATAGAATAGACTGATTAATCGATGAGAAGTTCTTGAGAATTGATAAAGTGTTTTCAGAAAGTTTCATAACCACGGGTCTCAGTTTCATTTGTTTGGCCGCTGAAATAGTATAGCAGCAGACAGTAGTGCATTGCTTTTAGGATATCTCTCTTGGCAGTACCCTTCTTATCATAACGACTCAAATACTTCAATGCATTTGAGCGACAAAAAGATTCTGCATCACCAACCGATTCAATAAGATCAAGCGTCTGCGTGTTTGATCCTTTAGCAGTATAGTGTCCAGAATATGTTGACATAACATAATCACGGGCATCCTTAAGTGATTTGTCTTCATTATATTTGAAAACACCTGGTTTGTCCAGAGAAGGTGTTGGAGGAGTAGTAAATGAAATGGTATCATTAGAACTTAACCCCAAAACAGTATTTGCTGCGGGATTATAATTAAAATTAATATGATCATCTCCCTCTCCACCCCTCATACCATAACCAATAACAGTATCTCCACCTAAAGTAATAGTATCTGAAGAAACATTTGGATTTCCTGTCATACTAAATCCATCGTCGTTCCAAAATTGTTGACTAGAATCATTCTCACTCATTTCATCATCTCCATAAAGTTCATCATAAAGTAAGCTCCAGGAATTAATCATACATCGAATCCTCCAATTTGTCAAGATCTACATCAACATCAACCTTATCATAAAGTTCAAGGAATGCCTGCTTAGTGTCATCATCAAATCGATTTACACAAACTTCAATTGCCTTTGCCTTATTATTAAAAATAGAATAGGCACGAACAATATGAACCAAGCGACGAGTGCTGATGATTTCTTCAATGCCGCCATCATAAAAGGTCTTACGAATAATATCTGCCCAATCAGCAAGACGAGCATAGAAGTCTGAATTAGAAACATTTACAGAAGAAGCAACACGCTCCAAAATTTTCTTTTCTGTTGCTACTGAAGGATATTGCTGCTCAAATGTTACTGGAAATCTTTCAAGGAATGCTTCATTAAGAACATTAGTTCCAATAAACCTCCCATCCTCAGAACCTTTACCCTTTGTATTAGCAGTAGCAACTACATTAAATCCAGCAGCAGGTTTTACAAACTTACCAATCTTCTTAAGGAAAACACCATTACCCTCCAGAATAGATTGAAGGCACAGGATCTTATTAGATGCTAAGTCAATCTCATCTAGAAGGAGGACAGCTCCCCTTTCCAGTGCTTCAACAACTGGTCCATTATGCCATACAGTGCTCCCATCAATAAGACGGAACCCACCAAGAAGGTCATCCTCGTCGGTTTCAATTGTAATATTTACCCGAATCAGCTCCCTATTTAGTTGGGCGCAAGCCTGTTCAACACTAAACGTTTTACCATTACCGGAAAGTCCTGTAATGAACGTAGGATAGAAAATACCGGCTTTGAGAATGGACTTAATATCGTTAAAAGGACCAAACTTGACGAAGGTATCATCTTTTTCTGGAATAAGATTTTGTTGTACTTGAGGCTCAACAGCAGGAGCATTAAAAGAATTTTCAATCTTCTTAACCACTTCTGTTGTTACTTCTAGATTCCATTTGCCGCGGCCAACTTTATATTGCTCCAATCGTTTTGTTACTGTCTGATATGATACTCCAGTAGAAGCGCAGTATCCACGAATATCAGCAGCAGTAAATTCTACACCATATGTATTTCTGAGTTCATTAACCATTTGATCGTCAGACATTTTCAAAGTGCGAGGCATGATGTGTGCGTTTCAATAAACATATTATAAGGCAAAAAGGGGAAGTCTAGGACTCTTTGTGGTCACTTCGTATAGTGTCTTCCCACTCCTTAAAGGATGATTGGCAGTCAGGTGGTTCAGGATCTTTTATCCCTTTCATCTTTTTCCATTTATTATACAATGCTCCCATCATCCAGGACTGAGCAAGACTTTTAGGACCATTCTCAAGAAGATCTAACTCATATCTGGATGATGTATACCCCTTCATCTCTTCTCTCCAATTCATACTACCAACTCGATAAACTCACCAAGAACTTTCTTATTTAGTTTTTTGACCTTAAGAGACTTAGCAAATGCTTTCTTAATTTGTGCTTTGGTAGCATCCTCATCAACATCAAATTCAGAGTCCTGAGAAAGTGTTGCGGAAGACATTCCAAAGTATGCATCATATCCAGAAGCCTTTATGTTAAAACTCCTATTCTTTTTCCAATCCTTCTCAACCAAAATGCGTTCTTTAGTTTCCATAGGATAATGAAGTTTAATAAAATTATTAGCATCACGATTACCAAGAACTCTAATACCAATAAAATTTACTGATGGGAAATTATCTTTCAAATTATTGATAAGAGTTTTAGATAGTTCGTGCCATGCAAATCCAAACTTATATACCTTACCAAGTTTACGATCACGCAAAAAACACTTACTAGAATGAATATTTCTCAGTCCCATATAAGGTTCTGATTCCCAATGCCTCTGAACAATTTTATAAAAAGGAATACCAGTTGCTTCACCATCTGTTAGAACGATACACTGAACCTTTTCTACTCCATTCTCTTTCTGGAATTGTGGAAGAATCTGATGAAGAGCAACAAATGACTCATTTAATGGAGTACCAGAAAGACAAAGTTTTGGTGGATATGTATAATTGTAGTATTGACGAAAACATGAAGAAATTCTCCAAATATTAATCATCTGTTTCTCCAATTCCCTAGAATTAGATTTGCTAGTAAAAAGATTCATCAAATTAAATTCATCATCAACATATAGCAAACCTTCCTTTGCTTTATAATGTGGCTTGACGTTCTTTTCTTCCCTTTCTCCAGTAATCAAATTTACTTCTGGGCGGCACCATTCGCTAGTAAAAGCATAAACCTCAAATGGAATCTGAACTTTCTTACAGAACCATATAAGATTAAAAAGTTGCTTACAAGTATCTTCCATAACATACTGCATGGAACCAGACCAATCTAAAATGAATACTAATCCATGG